CTTCATCTACGGAGCATCGGATAAGAAGATCGGAACTTCCCTAGACAAGTCCCTTGACGACAAGAAAGCCGTTGCTCTTGGTAAGGACATTCGTAAGAAGTTCCTTGAGGCTATTCCTGGCCTTGATCAACTACTCAAGGCGGTCAACAAACGAGCAGAGTCCGATGTTCTCAAGGGGTTGGATGGCCGCCCCATCCGCCTCCAAGGAAAGAAACACGCTGCCCTTAACTACCTCCTTCAATCCGCAGGAGCCATTGTTTGCAAAAGGTGGAATGTCATCTCATTCAATCAATTCCAACAACTGGGGTATGCCTGGGATGTGGACTTCCAATGGCTTGGTTGGATTCACGACGAAATTCAACTTGCTGTAAAACCAAACCTCGTTAATGATGCCAAGTTCCAACTCGAATGGGCGATCGTCCAAGCCGGAGAATACTACAACCTCAGAGTACCCCTCGCGGCAGAAGCAAAAGAAGGAGCTTCGTGGGCAGACTGTCACTGATACACATCTCCGTGTTGATGCCGACTTCTTTGCCTATCGCGCCTGTCAATCTGCTGAAACGGAACTTGACTGGGGCGATGATCTGATTACGATCGCCAGCAACCTTAAGGTTGTCTTAGAAATCTTTGAGGGGGAACTCCAGCTCCTCCGTCAACGGTTTGACAGCAACTACATCACCCTCTATTTTTCTGACACAAAAAATTTCAGGAAGCTTATTGATCCGGAATACAAGGGCAAGCGCACCAAGCGTAAGCCCGTAGGATACAAGAGGCTTCTCAACTGGTGTGCAAAGCACTACAAAGTTATTCGCTACCCCAATCTCGAAGCAGACGATGCTCTAGGATTGGAGTGCCACCTAGATCCATCTGACTTCATCCTGATCAGTCCCGACAAGGACATGAAACAGATCGCCTGTCGCCTGTTCAACGGCGAAGAGGAGGTCACTGTCACCCCCGAAGAAGCCGACTACTGGTTCTGGACGCAGTGCCTGACCGGTGATCCGGTGGACGGGTACAAGGGGGTTCCTGGAGTTGGATCAGTAGGTGCCAGGAAGATCCTTGACAAAGCGGAAGATCCATGGGAGGCTATTGTAGCCGCTTACCAAAAGACTGGATTGACCGAGGAGGATGCCCTCCGCAACGCTCGTTTGGCTAGGATCCTTCGTCCTGGTGAATACAATTCCACGACTAAGGAACCTATCCTATGGACCCCATCATTTGGCTAGATCTGATTCTAGTCCTTGCTGTTCTCTACATTCTGGATCGAAATCTCTTTCATTATGTCGATCTACACCTTCAGAATCTTGGAACCACTCTCTCACTACAATTCCATAAAAGACTTCTTGGAGTCCGATTATGGCTCGACCGACAAGCAATGGTCCACAGAGGACCCGTGGGCAAACTCTGGAACGAGTACTGCCTCTGGAAAATCCGAACCAACCAGCCTACAAAGAGTTATTTGAAAAGCGTGAGTAAGTATTCACCCTCCCACTACCAACGTGGCGGGTCTCAAGTTTGGGACTTCATCATTGATCAGAACCTGGACTTCCTTTGTGGCAATGTGGTTAAGTACATCTGCCGTGCTGGGCATAAGGATTACGAGTCCGAACTGGATGATCTCCTGAAGGCTAAGGCTTACATTGAGAAGAAGATTGCTCAAGTTTCGGAAGGTCGTAATCGATGATCACTCCATCGTTGCTTCAACAGGCCATTACTTTTCGGGAGGTAATGGATCAACCTCTCAACACCTCTGATGAGAATGTTCACGAACTTCAAGCAACTCTAATCAACGAGGAGTACAAGGAGTGGCGTGATGCGTTTGAAGATGAGCTAAGTGTCTCAAAGGTTGATCAATTGAAGGAGCTGGCTGATCTTGTGTTCGTCTGCTACCAGTACGCTGCTGCTCGTGGGTGGAATCTGGACGTGGCCATGCGTCGAGTGTTTGAAAGCAATATGTCCAAGCTGGTCGATGGCAAACCCCTACGTCGAGCAGATGGTAAAGTACTGAAGGGACCTAACTACTATCCACCTAGCCTTGACGATCTAGTATGACCAACTTTGCTGACCTGGGAGACCTCCCTAAAACTATCGCCCGGACCGGTCGCGTTCAATCGTGGATCGACAATCCGGAATCGCGCCTTCCCGTCAGTTGCACCGTCTTTGTAGTAGAAGACAGCATGGAGGGTCCCGAGGGTATTGAAGCCTCCTGGCGTTTTGTTTCCCACGCTCTCCGTAATGGTGCTGGTGTTGCGGTCCACCTTTCTAAACTCCGTCCGTTGGGCCACGACAATGGTCACGGCCTTACCGCCTCTGGCCCTGTTTCTTTTGCTCGCATCTACTCGGCTCTTAATGAAACACTTCGAAGGGGAGGATTCTACAAGAATGGGGCTGTGGTATGCCATCTTGACTATACTCATCCCGATGCTATTGATTTCATCCGTGCCAGTCGTTCGGATCTGGCTTGGGTAAAGCGTTGCCTTAATGTTGATAGTCACTTTTTGGAGGATGCTTCTCCAGAACTGATTGCAGCTACCCTTGATGGTATCAAGAAGGGTGACATCTGGTTGAATAAAATTCGTCGTGATGCCTACGGTAAGCGCATCTACGGAAATGTATGCCTTGAGGTCTACCTCCCTAGCCGTGGTACTTGCCTCCTACAACATATCAATCTTGGTGCCTGCGACATTGATGAGCTGGTGCCAGCATTTACCGAGGGCATGTCGTCCCTGGTAGCACTTCA